AAACAGTTTGGTCTGTCGGCCAGAGAAGCACAGTTTCTCAAGGAAGGTATCCTTGACGGCAAGCTAACGCCCGCCCAGACCAACTCGCTCATCGGTACATCCCGCGGGCGGGTAACTCGCGGGGCTACCCAGAAAGCCATCGACGTATGGATGTGGACGTTCAACTCGTTTGAACGCGCGTCGCGCCAGACTGCAGGTCTTACAGCCTATCGGCTTGAATACGCCCGCAAGCTGGCAGCCGGTAAGACAGAAGCCGAGGCGCACGACCAAGCGACACAGTTCGCGTTGCAAGCACTGGACCTCACGCTTGGTGACTACGCCGTCCTTAACCGTCCGCCTGCATGGCGCTCGGGCATCCAGTCTTTTGCCTACATGTACAAGGTGTTCGTCACCACGTCTGTCCAGCTGCTGGCCAACATGGACCGCAAGGGACAGATTTTCATGTTGGGGTCCTTGTGGATGCTGACAGGTCTGGCGGGTCTGCCCTTCGCGGAAGACCTTGAAGATGTCATCGACACCATCGCGCAGACCCTAAAAATCTCCGGATGGCAGGGCGCCCGTTACGAAGCAGCGCAGATGTTGGACAGCATCTTCCCGGGGATGTCGCCGCTGCTTATGCAGGGCTTGGTCAACCAGTTCGTACCCGGAGACGTGGCCGCTAAGACCTCACTCGGGGATTTGCTGCCGGGCTCGGGCGCTCTCATAGCTGGGGCTGACCCGTTCCGGTCTGTCATGGAAATCCTCGGTCCTGCTGCAGGCATGATTGGTGCTACAGGTACGTTTGCCAAACAGGCGCTCACGGCCCCATTCACCGCCACGGTGGATGTTGAAGATGTACTGCGCGAGTCCCCCGTAACCATGATGCGTGCGGCTGGTGAAGCCTACGTCTACATGCAGAACGGTGCAATTACTGATCGGCGCGGTTACACTGTGTCGCCGGAGATGAGTGCCGGTGTCGTTCTGGCACGGGTGCTCGGGTTCTACCCAGCCGCGGCTTCCCGTCAGTACGAAATGATCGGTATGGCCAAACGCATCACGGACTACCAGCGTGAGCAAACTACGGCGTACAGGACTGGATGGGTCAAGGCCATGATGGAGGGCGACCGGGCGCGGGCGCGTGAGATCGAAGCGGAAGTTGACACGTGGAACGCAGGGTCCAAGGGCACTGGTCTGGAGATTAAGAACTTCGTCAAGAACTCTCAGCGTGCGCTAAAAGAAGCACGTCGTCCAGCCATGGAACGGACCTTGCGGTCCGCGCCTAATGCTGCCGAGCGTGATCTGCAGAACCTGATCGACCTGATGATCCAGAACTAGTGAACCTGCGGACGTGCAACCGGGCGCAACTGTCCAAGCGTCAGGCTCTCCGGCCGGTTATCCTCATTCTCCAAGAGAGTGTTGAGCCGGTCATGGGCGATGTTGATACCGACCACGTAGGTCTGAGGGAGCCGCAGTTCGGGGATGCCCCTGCCAAGGATGGCCTTCTTGGATGACGGTGTGGCGTCGATGCTTTCCGACACGAGCACGTCGCTAAACTTCTTCCAGTCTCCACCCCGGCTGGCCATCCACTGACGGAAGTGGGTGCGGTCCACGAGCAGGATGCCGCGATCGTTCTTGGCATTGGTGGCCTTGCGGTACAGATCGAACCGCACCCGGACCTCTGCGCGCGGCAGCCTGCTGGGATCGTAGATCGGCAGATCGTGGCCGTCGATGTGGGAGACGAGGACAGTGGCAGCACGCATCTCGTTGAGGTATTCGCCCAGCAAGTCGAACTCATCCAGCTTGGCGGCGCTGATGCTGCGGCGGATCATGCCAGCCTGCTCCAGTGCGAACTCAGTGGCCTTGGCGTAGTCGTAGTCCACCCAGCCATTCTGCACGGCAACCATGTTCATCAGGTCAGCCAGCACGATCATGACTTCCCAGTACCGCTCCTCTCCGGTGAACCGGACTTTGTACTTCTTCTCAAAGGCGACCATGTGGTCGGCAATCATCTTGACGATGGCGGCTTCGCCCTTGTCCACCAGCCACTGCAGGATCAGCAGGCCGACATGTCCATAGTTGCGGGTGATGGTGTTGTAGAACTTGCGCCCCACATCCGTGCTCTTGGTGAAGATGTCCGAACTCTCCAACGAAAGCTCCAGCATCCGGGCCATTTGCGCGTCAGTCTCGAAGGTGGCAGCCAACAGCTTGCCACCCATAGGGCGGTTGGTCGAGAGCGTCACGGGTGCGGCCCATGTCTTAGGGTCACGCTCCTCTACCCGGGCATTGAGGCGGCTCTTGTCCCGGCCCTGCGTCACACCGTAGATGAAGTCGCCGACCTCTTTGTCGGGCATCATGGTGGTCTCGTCGATCGTCATGGGCAGGTTGCTGTAGAAGGACAGGCGCGTAAACAGCGCGTTCTGGGTGTACTTAGACTGGTAGTGCAACTCGACAGGGTTGCCCCAGACGGACTGCATCGCCAGCTGAGCCAGAGATTTGCCGCTGCCTGTCGGCCCGTAGAGCGACAGCACTGCACCCTTGAGCCCGGTGAACTGGTAGAGCGGCGCGGACATGGACACACCCATGGCAAAGATGTGAGCCTTGAGCCCGGCAGCTTCCATGAGTTTGGTGATCTTGACCCACTTCTCGTGGTCACCCTTCGCGCCGTACATCCCGGTGCTGATCCGCTGCACTGCAGAGGACAGCACGACATCCTCGACCACGGTCTGGCCTTGCTCATCCTTGCGCACCTGCTTGTCGCCGATAACAAACAGCGTGTTCTCCTCCTTCCACCCCAGCGTGGTGTAGAGGTTGGTGGTTGTCTTGAGCCTGCGTAGTTCATCCATGTAGGAGCGAAGCATGTATTGGAACCTCTCGGTTATGCCCTTGAAGGGCAGCACGATACCTTGGTCAGCGATTGCTGTGGGGAACTCACGGTTGCCGTCGGCGAGGTAGGCTTGCCTGAACTTGAGTTCCTGCCAGCCCTTGTGCGGGCGCTTCCAATGGAAGCGGACGACCTCGTAGCCAAGGGCTTCATCCTTGCCGTAGCTCACAGGATACAGGTCGAACGGTACGACCATGATGTCCGTGTCGTCGATGGTCTGGGCGATGCCGCCCTTGGCCACACGCTTGAAGCCCGGAGGCATGGGCACTTCTCGTGCTACTTCGTCGAGCGCGTCCTCGGCCGGACCCTCGGCCTCAGTCAGCTTGCGTCCGATCTGGCAGGGTGAGGTGATCCTGCCAGCGAAGGGGCACTTGTTGCAGCCAGCCGAGCGCAGGTCCTTGAACTTGGCACAGGTGGTTGGTCCTGTGGCCTTGCCTCTCCACTGCTCCACCTTGAGGACAGTACGACTATAGTCGTAGTCCGGGTGCTGGTCTGACCACGCAACGGCCGTCCCTTCCGGGTCGTCGCAGAAGGCAGCGATGCCGAGCAGCGCATACCAGAACGGCTCCTCCACATCCCCTTGGTTGTTGGCAGCCCAGCGCACCTGTGCGCAGCCCTCGATGATGTTGCCCGCAACGGCTGGCTCGTACTCCTGCCCGGACGCAAGCGCTCCCGTGATGCTCGACACTGGCTTGGCCTGCGCAGCGAAGCCCCGCTTGGTGGGCGCACGGTACATGTAGTTTGCTAGGAGCTGGCGTAGGTCGTCGGGGTCGTTGTCGGGTGCGTCCTTGATGAGCACCACTTCCGCCCCGTTCTTAGGGTTGTGGGTACCCACGGGGCGCAGCACTCGGGCGCTGTCGGCGGTAACTGCCGGGTCGATCTCGAAGCCGTTCTGCTTCGCGCACTCCTTGAGTGCATCAGCCAGAGGCTGCCAGTCAGCGGGCGCAAGCGCCTCGGTCAACGGCCAGTACACGTGGAGACCACGGCCGGAGTTGACGATCATGGGTGGCGGCAGGCCACTGGCTTTGAGAAATGTCTTGAGGGCTCTGGCACCCTCGCGTTGGTCGGCGAAGGGCTTCTCCTCGCCACAGTCGATGTCAATGAACAGAGCCTTGGTCTGCTTGACGTTCACCTGCTTGCGGTTGCCCGCTTCTACGAATGAAGACATTGCGTAGTACACGTTACCACCAGCGATGTCGATCCGGACTACCGCATTGGACAGCGCGTCTATGGTCTCATAAGACTTCTGCGCGCGTTTGTCCGGGTTGATAACTGTCGCTACGTAATACCCTTCGTCGGGCAGCACTCTGCCCAAGAACTCTGTTGTGTCCATGTCCCTACCCTGCTCGGTGCGATAGGGGGCGCGGGGCCCCCTACCTTTATCTTACGAGAAGCAACTTCTGTAGCTCGATCAGTCGCTCATCCTGAGTCATCGCCACAACGGCCGGCGCCGGCCAGTCGTGTTCTGTCATAACACGGAGCATGTCCTTTAGGATAGCCCGTGTTTTCGTGAGATTTCGCTCAGCAGGGTGGCCCTCTTTTTTCCAGTTGTAGTAGGTTACCCGGGATACCCCGAGTAACCTTGCCATCTGGGTGTGCGTGAGCAGCATGTGCCTACGGAGCGCGTCGATCTTGTCGAACGTGATCCGCTTCTGCTCAGTCATCATCGTCCATGTCCGACATCAGGTTGGCGATCTCATCAGCGAGGGAGCCAGCGCCAGCCTTCTCCACCTTGGGTGCTGCGGGCTTAGGTGCAGCAGCCTTAGGCTTAGGTGCCGGGGCTTCTTCCTCCTCAGCCGGAGCGGCTGCCTTCGCACCGAACCCACGCTTGGGTGCCGGGGCTTCTTCCTCGACCGGAGCGGGCTTGGGCTTGGCAGCGACAGCGGCGGGCTTGGTGGCAGCCTTAGGCTTGGGCTCAGCCTTGGGTTCAGCGGCGGTCTCTTTCTCGCCAGTGATCTCAAGCACCTTGTCCGAACCGAACAGCCCTTCGACCGCAGCGTACTCACCCTCGTCGAGGAAGCCGCCGAACTTGAACATCAGCTTGGGGAAGCTGGCGTCAGTGTCGAAGGTGACCACGGTCTTGACTGCCTCGACCGGGATGCCCCGCATCTGCAGTTCCTTCTGGTAGGAACCCAGACCCTTGAGTGCAGCCGGGGTGATCTGCAACAGGTACACCGGGCCTTCGGGATCGTTGGATGCCACGACAGCCAGACGCTTCTGGTCGGCGCAGGCTTTGATCTGCTGGCCCATCGGCGTAATCTTGGAACCCCACGCGTTCATCGGGCAGCCAGCGCAGGTGTCGTTCTGCGGGTCGGTGCTCTCACCATGCGGGCGGATGCCGTCCAGCGAGTAGCAGTCAGGCGACGAGGGCTCACTGTCCGGGGTCCACTGCTTGGCATAGAACGTCTTGGACAGGCGCGGGTTGGCACCCACGATCACGACCGACAGCTTGGTGTCCTCAAGCACAGTCTCGGCACCGCCCTCGATGATGCGGAAGCGGCTGCCCTTGATGGAGATGCGCGGGAACTCCGCGCCACCTGCCAGACCACCGGCCAGAGCGGCCGACAGAGCAGAGGGTTGACCGACCACACGTGCGAGGTGTGCCGGGATTTGGATGTTGGAAGGTACGATGTTGCTCATGTTGTCCTCTCTGAGCGTTACTTGGTGAGACGCCGCGTCGCCATCTCGGCGACGAGCAGGGGCCCGAGTTCGTCTGCGCTTGCTGCGTAGACTGCGTCGACTTTGTCCGGACCATTGGGGTTGTAGGCGCGAGTGCTGATAAGGAAGCCATTGCGGATCGGCGTCACGACGTGCGTCGCCGGGTTATCCATGGAGGTCAGCATCTGCAGCGTCGAGTGCTCACCGTGACCAACCACCTCCGGCATGGGTCCTTCCAACCAGCGGCGCACCATTCTGCGAAGCCACCTCATTCGTCACCCCCTGATGCCTTGCGGATGTTGATGCCCAGCTTGGTGCCGTAGGTAATACCCGGCGGCACGTCGCCAGTCTCATCCATGTGGGACCGCACCGCGGTCTTGGACACACGCCGCTCCAGCATGTCGAACGCGTCATGGTTCTTGATGAAGGTAAGCACAGCGTCCCAATCTGCGACGTTGGCGAAGTCAGTGCTGGTCACGAAGGCCGTGCCAGCCGAAGTCTTGAACGAAGTGACGCCTTCATCGTCAGCCTTCTGCATGAGCCATGCTTCCAGCTTGGCCATCTTGGCCTTGAGTTCAGCCACCTTTTCCTTGGTCTCGTTCTCGACTGCCTCCTTCTTCCTCCGCAGTTTGAGATAGGTCTCCACCACCTGCTCGACTGTAAAGCTCATTCCATCCTCCAGACCCGGACGCCAGACTGGCCGTCCTTCTCCGTCTTGGCGGTAACGAAGCGCCCTTCGAGGCGCTTGCCAGCCCGCTTGCACAGCGCAGACATCTGCGTGGTGTCCTTGTTCACGACGAAGAAGCTGTCACCAACTTCCATCTGGTCGAATGGATACTTCCAGCGCACGTTCTTCTCCGGCAGCGGGACATCCTTCTCGATGCTAAACGACATGTTGTTCCTTTCCCATCTGGGCTATCAGGTCTAGCAGCACACCCTGCAACTTCTGCTTATTCTGCAGACGTTCATAGATACGATGCTCCACCTCAGTTGCTTCAATGTGTACGACGTTCGACACATGCTTCTTGCCGATACGTTCGACACGACCGTTGGCCTGAACATACTGTTCATTACTAGTGATCGGACCATACCATACAACGGTTGACGCCGCTGTCAAGGTCAATCCATGCGCCATTGTCGCAGGATGTGCAATTAATATACGAGGGTCGCGGGCATTCTGAAAGTTGTGGAAGATGTCGTTGCGCTTGGCGGATGACACCTCGCCGTTGACCACACCGACCGTCCAGTCCTTGGACAGTTCACGCTCCAGCATCCGCAGAGTTCCCGTTAGGGGAACAAAGAGGATCACCTTTTCTCCTGCTTCCTCAATGACTTCCTTCACGGCGCTGATCCGCGGACCACAGTCCAGTTCGAGCAGCTCTCCATTCTCCCCGTAAGCTACACCCAGTGCGATCTGGATCAGCTTCTGTGCCTTTACTGCTTCGTTGACAGCGGTGATCGTACCACCTGCCACCTCAGTGACCAGCTGCTTGACCATCTGCTTGAAGTGCTTGGCCTGCTCAGGGGTCAGTGGCACCTTGCGCGTCTGGGTCACAGTGTCCGGCAGATCGAGACACTCCTCACGGGTGAAGCGGATGGATGGCTGGAGCACGTGCTTCACAACGTCTACGCTCTCGGGGCGAGGGACGAACTTCCACTGGCCCATCTTCATCATGACCTGCTCACGGAAGCCAGTGTAGCTCTTGCTCATGTGCGGGCTGTCCACCAGCTTAGCCAGTGCCCACGCATCGGTGGGTTCGTTCGGGGTGGGTGTCCCTGTCATCAGCCATAGGTTCATGTGCGGTTGCACCTGCAGCCAGCGATAGAACTGCTTGAACCTCTTGGTCGATGGGTTCCGGTAGACCGCTGCCTCGTCGATGATGACAAGGTCGAACTTGTCCAGTGCCTCCTTGGCGATGATCGGGAAACCGTCGTGGTTGACGATGTAGAAGTCGGCCTCGGTGTTAAGCAGCTTGAGCCTACGCTTGGCGTCACCATAGAGGGTCACCGACTTGCGGTGGTAGAGTTCCTTAAACACAGCGTCACCCCACACACGCTCAAGGGTGGACAGCGGCGACAGGATCAGCACTTTCTTGATGACGCCCATGTGCATCAGGTAATCGGCAGCCCACAGGGCGCTGACAGTCTTGCCCGTGCCGATCGAGTTCAGCACAAGACAGCGCTTGTGTAATGTAAGGAACTCGGCCGTGGACTTCTGGTGATCGTATGGCGTGAAGCGCCCGGGCCAGTCGTACTGGTAGCCAATGGGCGATGGTGGGTTGAACCCCAGTTCCTTTAGGCGCTGCATCTCCCTTACTCGATGGGGTACCACGACGATGCGCGGGTCGGACGGCAGCTGCCGCGCCTTGGGTATGCACTCTAAGACCCTATGTGGGTCACTCAGTTTGAGGGCTACGGCCCTCGCGGACTCGACGACAAGCATGTATCCACTCCCTTACCTGCTCGATTGTGGCCTTGTCATAGACCACGAAACACTTGCCACCCGCAGCTTCGATGTCCGCCATGCACTTTATCTGCAAGGCGGTGGGCTTTTTGGTGGCGTCAGCTTTACACTCAATACCCACAAACAAACCATCCACGACCGCAACTCGGTCGGGGATTCCTGCACTACCAAATGGTCCGGCTTGCGGGGGGTAAAACCACACCCGCTCAGCCTTCAACATCTTGTCTAGCGCTGTCTTGATCTTGCCCTCTGGGGTAGCCATCGTCAACTCGCAAATTCACAGAAGCCCTTACATGGGCAGAATTTGCACAGCCCGCTGGGCTTGGCCGGCCAGTTGTCAGTCTCCAAGGACTTCTCCACCCGGTGGATGCGGGTCATCAGCCGTGTCCACATCTCGTCCTTGTGCTCGACCCGGTACATCTCCTTGTCGATGGCGTTCTCCTTGGTCCACACAAACATGGAGGAGACCTTAGTGATCGACGGCCAGAAGCTGAACACAGCGAGGGCGAACATCTCCAGCTGGTCGAAGTCAGGGCGGCGCTTGCCTGTCTTCCAGTCCACCACCACAGCAGTGGAGTTGCCACGGATAACGAGGACGTCGAGCTTGAAGCGCAGCCATGCGTCAGGGGCGAACCAGCTGGTAGGTTGCAGGTCACTGGTCAGGGTGTACTCCTGCTCGACGAGCAGCATCCCGCCACCATTGGCACCCGCTGTCACCTGATCGCACAGTGGCTTGAGCGCAGCCGTCTCCTCGGGCAGGCCGACAGCCGGGGCCTTGAGGTATTCTTCCAGCTGCTTGTGCACCCGCTCACCATACACTGTCGCCGTGCCCGGCTGGTCCACCACTTCCTTGGTGATGCGCTGGTGGTAGTACCTCTTGGGGCACAGTTCATATTGCTTTAGTGCTGAGTACGAGTGGGCGAGTTTAGTCATCACGTGTCTCCATAGTTGTCAGCCGTGCCTGCCTCGCAGGCCACGGGTAAGTCGGGTGCCCAAGTCGGAGCGGTAGACATGATCGCCACGATGTCCTTCTCTGCCTGCTCAGCCTTGTCCTCAGGCACTACGCAGACGTTCTCGTCATGCACTTGGAAGGCAACGTGATAGCCAGCGTCTTGGATCGCCAGCATCTGCTCTGCCACAACGATGCGTGCCAGTGCTTGGGTCACGTTCTCTACCACCATCGCACCATAGATGCGGCTCTGGCCGGGGACTTGGCCCTTGCCAATGTCAGTCTGGCTGCCGTCGAGCCGTGCCTTCATCGCCCGATCGAACATGCGGCGGTCTTGGATGTAGGTGAAGTTCCGATCGGTGGCCGACAGGCCGTGGTAGCGCAGCTTCATCCCGTTGGGCAGGAGGATGCCATCAGCATCGTAGGTCAGGATGTTACCGATCCGACCCTTGCGTCCAGCCACCATGCTGGACAGGGCGTAGCCACACTCACCCCAGAGCTTGACGATCTGGTGGTAGCCTGTGCGGTAGGTGCGAACCAGACGCTCGATGTCCTCCTCTGGTATATCAACGGGTGGCTTGCCGCGCTTGAGGGTCAGCCCAAACTTGTCAGCCGACATGCCGTAGCCCAGCCCGAGGATGGCTGCCTTACCTACGTGGCGCTCCAGCTTGTCAGCCTTGGTGATCTTGCGACCATAGAACGTCGTAGCAAACTCTGAGTAAACGTCCCGGCCTTCGCGGAACCACTGCACGAGGTCAGCCTGTCCGGCAAGATAGGCCACCATGCGGGCTTCGATCTGGCTGCTGTCACAGCTGATGATCTTGTGCCCCTCAGGTGCCCGAAGGGCATGGCGCAGCACACCACCGCGGGGCAGGTTCTGCAGGTTGAGCTTGTCCCCACCAGAGAAGCGGCCGGTGTGGGCGCCGTAGTAGTTGAGCATGATGGGCAGCCGCCCCCGGTCTGCCACCCGCAGCAGTGATGCTGTGCGTGTCTCCTCAAGTGTGGACTTGAGCCCTAGCCGTGCCGTCACCAGCGTCTGCACAACAGGGTCGGGATGCTCCTGCAGTGCGATGAAGTCGAGGTCGGTCTTGGCGAAGGCGTAAGTCTCCTTACCCGTGGTCGCGCTGATCTTGGTCGGTGGTTCCACACTGCGCTTACGCAGCAGCTTGGCGAACTTGTCGTTCGACATGATGTATTCTTTGCCCTTGCCGCCAAGGGTTTCGAGCAGCTGATACTTCTGCTCCAGCACCATAGCCATGTGAGAGGCCAGCACGTCGGTATCCAACTCGATGGTCGGCTCGGTGTACATCCGGATGGCGGTGTCGATGACGCGCATCTCTGTGACAGGGAACCCTTTGCGCAGCTTCTTGAACAGAGCGTAGGTTAGGTCGATGTCGTTGGCGCAATACTTCATGTAGGCTGCGAGTTCGGCGGGGGAGAAGTCCTTGCGGCGTTTGCCCATAGCGTGGATGACTTCCTCACCCTTCTGTCCCAGCCCGTAGTGCTGAGCCAGTGCCTTGAGGCTGCCGCCCACTGTCGCCTGATGCAGAGGACGTGCCATAGATAGCGTGTCCAGCCACAGCTTGGGCTTGATGCCATAGTGCCACGAGAGGATAGCCCCGTCGAACACGGTGTTGTGGCAGAGGATGGCCTTGTCGCTGTAGTCCAGTGACTTGAGGAACCTGCCCACGTTGTCACCACTGTAGGTATCGACTGGCCCATCGTTCACCTTGACGCCCACACCGATCACCTCGAACAGTGGGCTGCGGACGTAGGCTTCCGTTGTGATCTTCGACAGGGAGTAGTCCTTGTCGTAGTATGTCTCGAAGTCGATTGTTACTATGTCCATCCTATTCCCCCCTCAGCCGCTTGGCTGTCTTGTGTGCTGTGAACCTGCGCTGTAGCTCCGGGTCCTCTGCCATGAACTGCAGGAACTCCATGAACGTGCGCCTATCCATGCCGCAGTTATTCGCAATCATATCCAGCATGTACTTGTACAGCTGACTGGTAAGCTCACCACTGAGGCGCGTCGTTAGCGTGTCGGCCATTATGTTAGGGTTATAACCTGCAATGGTCATGACTTCGTTCCTAGGTAGTATAGCATCCGCAACTATGTGCGGCACCTTACTGTCGTCCCACTTTGCCATGTCTCACCCAACCTTGTGCCTGTCGTCAATGCCGATACTACGGCGCTCGTATGTGATGAGGAAGGCAATGCAACATGCCGCATGTGCAAGATGTGAAAACCCTGTCTCAGGGTCTACGTTCTCGCCTCTCCACCACGCCCACATATGACGCATGAGTGCACCGAATGGACGGTGCCACGCCATACCCTTCTCCCAGTTACGTTCACTATACTTAACAGCACCGTAAGTCAACACTCGTGCCGTCTCCTCCAGAAGTTCCGGGGGGATCAGGTCGTAGCGGAGTTTGTCGCCGTCGAACTTGACGCCTTCTGACTGCATCAGGATGCGCTCGTCGTCCCATTCGTCTTGTGCAGATTTAGTCATGTCGATCCTCTAAGTTAGGATCGTGAGGGGCGCTGGTGGATGATGAGCCGTAGCGCAGTCTGATCTTCGACCAACACAAAACCGCAGGTTTCGCTGCGCCCCTCACGACATTGGTAGCGGGTCAGTCGGTGGTCTGCAACCGCGATTTCTTCTCTGCGGCCAGCTTGGCCAAGGCTTTCTCGATAGCGGCCGGACCTGCTGACAGCTTGACCTTGGGCCTGTCCTCGATCTCGTCAGTCCACACCACGATGTGCTTCGGCTTGGGCGGCGGTGCCCATGTCATACCCAGAGGTAGCATGATCCCGAAGCGTTCGGCTGCGGCGTCGATGGACTTGCGGTGCATCCCATAGTGCCGGGAGGTTTGGGTTGCGTTCCACCCCTTGTCCCGTGCTGCTTCGATCATGTCACGGGTAATCTTTTTGCGACCATTCATAGGCTCTCTCCTTGATCTTGTTTATTTCTGGTAGGTTCTGCTTGGCCATGTATTGTAGCAGCTCGAACTGCTCTTGTGTCAGCCACCAAGCGGGGCATTTCACATATCCCGCCAGCCTCAGGGCCCTCGCTCCGGGGCTGTTGCTGACCTCACGGGGCATCGCTTCCCTCAATCTCGGCCAGCAGGGTGCGCAAATCCAGATG